AGCCAAGCAAGACGTGGCCGACGGCATCATGCGCAACGTGAGCGTTGGCTATCGCGTCTTGGAGCTCACGGCTGGCGAGAAGAACGGCGACCAGCCGCAAACCTTCACCGCCGACCGTTGGGTCCCGATGGAACTCAGCCTTGCTCCGATCCCGGCTGACCCTTCCGTCGGGATCTTGCGATCAGACAACGATGCCGAGGTGGAGGTCCCGGTAACGGTGCCATCTACCGCTCAGACTACCGAGCCTGAGCAACAACAGGAAGCCTCGGCTTCCACCGTTCAACCTGAATCCCCTAACCCCACCGAACCAACCATGTCCGACACCGTTCTTGAGACGGCACGCACGGAGGCTGTTGCCGCCGAGCGGAGCCGGATTGCCGCGATCACCGCCATCGGTGAGAAGCACAACCAAGCCGACCTGGCCCGCCAGCTGGTCGAGTCTGGCCGTTCAATTGACGAAGCCCGCGCTGCCTTCCTGGAAAAACTGGGCGCCAAGCAAGAGCCTATCTCCGGCAGCACCGGTGATGTTGATCTCAATTCCAAGGAACAACGTGAGTACAGCGTTGTCCGTGCCATCAATGCTGCCATCAGCGGAAACTGGAACGACGCAGGCCTGGAGCGCGAAGTCTCCGCCGAAATTGAACGCAAGGCAGGCCGCGCAACCAGCGGTTTCTTTATGCCTCACAATTTGCAAATGCGGGCGCCCTATGCAGTTGGTGCCGCTGGGACCGGCGGCAACTTGGTAGCCACCAACTTGCTTGCATCGAGTTTCATTGAGGTGTTGCGCAACAACGCTTTGATCATGAACATGGGCGTTACCACCCTCACGGGCCTGGTCGGTAACGTTGCGTTGCCCCGTCAGATCACCGCTACTCAGACCTATTGGGTCACGGAAGCCAGTTCGCTGACCGAGGCAGAAGCCACTTTTGACCAGGTGACACTGTCGCCCAAGCAAATCGGCGCTCGTTCTCAGTACAGCCGCTTAGCCCTGCAGCAAACCACGCCTGACATTGAGGCCGTGGTGCGTAATGACCTGGCGCGAGTCATGGCCCTTGGTATTGACCTAGCCGCTATTTCCGGTTCTGGCACCAGCGGTCAACCTACCGGCATCCTCAACACCTCCGGCATTGGCTCGGTGGCCATGGGGACCAACGGCGCTGCTTTCACTGATGGCGCCTCCGGGTCTACTTCCGGCCTTGATCAGCTGATTAGCCTTGAAAGTAAATTGGACATTGCCAACGCTTTGAATGGCTCGCTCTACTACCTCACCAACGCCAAAGTTGTTGCAGCTCTTAAGAAGTTAAAGAACGCTTACGGCGAATACCTCTGGACCGCTTCCGATGGCGTTACCACCAGTGGCACTCCTGGCGGCGTCAACGGCTATGGGGTGATGCGTTCCAACCAGGTGACCAGCGCCGGCACCAAAGGATCCGGAACCGGCCTGAGCGCACTGATTTTTGGTAATTTCCAAGAATTGGTGATTGGGATGTGGGGTGCTCTTGAAGTGTTGCCTAACCCTTATGGCAGCGGTTACAACGCCGGCTCCGTGGACATCCGCGCCATGCAAACTTGCGACATCGCAGTGAAACATGCCGCATCGTTCGCCGCGATCACCGACATCATCGCTTAACCCTGTTGTTATCTTATGGGGCCGGTCTTCCGGCCCTTTCTGCTATGGCTCGTTTTAGAGTTCGCGCTGAATTTTTTGTTCACATGAATGGTCAAGTGTTTGCATCTGGCGCCAAAATAGATCTTACCCCAGAGCAATTTGAGCTAGTAGCTCATCAAGTCGAATCATTGCCTGAATCCAAGCCGGCTCGCAAGCCTACTACCACCTGATGGCTTTCACCGAGGATCCCACTATTTTCCTCGACCTTAATGGCTTTGGTGTCCCTGTGGTCGCCGGAGCCGTTTCTGGTGCAGGCATCCTTGATCAAAACAGTGAGCTGATCCTGGGTGGCGATGTTGTCATGATTGACTACCTACTAACAATCCTTACCAGCCAATTTGGCAACCTTGCCTATGGTGATTCCATTACCATTGATGGCTCTGTTTACAAGGTTGAGCATGAGCCAATGCGAATTGATGACGGCACATTTTCAAGGATTCCGCTGATGAAGACGCTACAGCAATCCCTGACAGCGGTCTTCACGTTTGACGTTTTTCAAGCCGGGGTGTTTACAGCATGACTATCGCCAATCTGATACGGCGCCTTGTTGTCAACCGACCGCTAACAGCTGCCGATCATGACGGCAATCTAGACGCGATCGAAGCTGCGGTTGACACCAAGGCGGCTACCGCCAGCCTTTCCACCGTCGCCACCAGCGGCCTCTACGGCGACCTCACCGACCTTCCCACCCTCGGCACCGCAGCATCCCGCAACGTGCCCGCCACAGGCGACGCCAGCGCGACTCAGGTGGTGCTGGGAGACGACAGCAGGCTGAGCAACGCCCGCGAGTGGGGCGCCAGCACCGTCACCCAGGCCGAGGCCGTGGCCGGCACATCAATCAGCCGCCTGGCATTTACGCCCCAGCGCGTGTTCCAGGCCGCCGCCGCATGGTGGCAGGCCAATTCCTCGGCGGTGGGCCGTGCCCTGGCTACTGCCGCCACCCAGGCTGACGGGAGGACGGCCCTGGGACTGGGGTCGGCGGCAACTGCGGCCACTAATGATTTTGCTGCGGCATCTCACTCCCAGGCTTGGTCAACCATCACCGGCACGCCTACGAACGTGGCTGGGTATGGCATTACCGACGCTCTGAGCACCGGCACTGCAGCGTCCACCTATCAGCCCCTGAGCGCCAATCTGACGGCACTGGGGGCCAACGGCACTAGCTACTACCTATCCCGCGCCAACCACACCGGCACGCAGTCGGCCAACACGATCACGGGCCTGGCTGCCGTCGCCACCACCGGCGCCTATGGCGATCTATCTGGCCGCCCCACGGCATTTGATCCTGCATCGCCTGACCCAATCGGCGGCACCACTCCAGCCGCTGGGAACTTCACCGCCCTGGGGGCTTCCTCCTCCCTGCTACTGCCCGCTGCCGCCCCTGGCACCCCGGCAGCCGGCCACGTTTATCGGGTCGTCAATCAGCTCCGTTACCGAGATTCCACGGCCACTGAGCAGGTTCTGCTCTATGGCGCGGGTAATCTGTCAAACCTTGCCGACGCCGCAGCGGCACGAACCAATTTGGGCCTTGGCACGCTGGCTGTGGCTGGGGCAGGCGGAGGGCTCTCAATTCAATCGGGGACGCTGGTGCCCATCGATCACATCCCTCTTGTATGTACAAATAATGATGAAACCGGAACTACCGGAAGCAATAGGGCAGAAAAAAGGATTCACCGTGCTTTTACGGTAATTGGCTGCTATTGGGAGTGCGCCACAACTGGCAGCACTTCTAGCCAGGCCATGCCCTACCTACGGCCTAGCAGCACTGGCACCAAGGCCAGCCTGTTAACGGGAAACGCAGTTCTTGCTGCCTTAGCCGGTTACATCGATGTCTCTGCAAATCTTACCGGCACGCTTACTGGTGTCGCCGGTGATTCTGTCGGCGTCGATCTAAACGCCGTTGGCACCGGCGCCAAGGGCCACATCCTCACCATTGTCGTTCGCTATTCCTGAACATGACCACAACCGCCATCAATCCAGCCACCGGCGTCGAGTATTACAGCGACGGCCCTTTCGAGGGTAACAGCGTTAAACGCTATGTCGCCGTCACCGATAGCCAGGTCCGCAACCCTAACGGTGGGCAGTGGCCATTCAATCAAGGGGCGGTTCATGATGAACCAGTGGACTATTTTGAACTGGTTCCATTCCAGGAGGTTCCTTTTGATGAAAGAATTTTCCGAGTTGACGATACAAAATCCGGCTGGAACCTTATCCCTTTCACACCAAAACCCCTTGCAGGCAGGCCTCAAGGTAAGTACGTCCGCACCGAAGTCATCAAGCGCCGCAGCATGGATGAGTTGCGCACGCTGGTTTATGGCTATTACCAAAACGCTAATAATTCACTATGGCCTCAGGAAAGTGGCTATGACCAAAAGCTTGCCTATGCCCGCGAGCAGGTCGAGAAAGGGAATCGGCTGGCACAATTCAACGATCTGATTGCTCGCCATTCCGCACTGCTGGCGGCATCGTTTGAAAACGACGCCAGGTTGAAGCAGCTC